CGGCTACGGCGACGGCTCCGGCTACGGCGACGGCTACGGCTCCGGCTCCGGCTACGGCTCCGGCGACGGCTACGGCGACGGCTCCGGCTCCGGCTCCGGCTCCGGCTCCGGCTCCGGCGACGGCTACGGCGACGGCTCCGGCTCCGGCTCCGGCGACGGCGATTTAGATACAAAAATTTTAAAAGATTAGGGAGGTAGCCAGCCATGAAAAAGTTGAGTAAGGCGGTGGGCGGGAAAGGGGCGGGGAAATGAATAAGGTTTATAAGTTTATAAACATACGGAATGTTAACCAAGAAATATTCGCAGAAAAACCATGCTATAGGATTTTTAATAATAAGTCACAGGCACAGTTAGGGATTATTTCGTGGTATAAACCGTGGAAGCAATATGTTTTTTCATCCCAACCAGAATGTGTTTTTAATAATTCGTGCCTTCAAGATGTTTTAGATTTTATGAATAAAATAGGGAGGTAGCCAGCCATGAAAAAGTCGAGTAAGGCGGTGGGCGGGAAGGGGGTGGGGAAATGAGTTTACCAAAGCCATATTATCAGGACGATTGGGCTACCATTTACCACGGGGATTGCAGAGAGATACTTCCGCTTTTGCCGAAGGTGGACTTGGTGCTGACTGACCCGCCGTATGGACATAATAATAATAATGGCGACATGATTAGCCGCCGGGAAACAATATTTGGTGGTGAGAAAGTTGAGCGAGAACGCAGACCAATTTCCAATGATGGGGAGGAGGCCAACGAATTGGTTCGGTGGTTTTTCTGTGAGGCAAAGAAGCTTTTGGTTGTGGGAGGTTGTTGTTGTTGTTGTTGTGGTGGTGGTGGGCCAGACCCTCAATTCGCTCGTTGGTCTTTATGGATGGAAGAAGCGATTGGATTTAAGCACGCTGTCGTTTGGGATAAGGGGCCAATGGGCATGGGGCATCATTACAGGCGAAGTTATGAGTTTATTTTAGTGGGTCAGAATGGCAACCCATGTAAGTGGTATGCGGAAACCAAAGATATTGAAAATATTATTAGGCCGGGGGATTTAGAAGTGAATAAAATTATACCATCTGCGGAACAGCATCCCACTGAAAAACCTATTGGGCTTATGAAATGGTTTATCCCGCTCCACAGCAGAATCGGTGAAACCATTCTCGACCCCTTCATGGGTTCGGGAACCACGCTCCGAGCGGCAAAGGATTTAAAGCGGAAAAGCATTGGCATAGAAATCGAAGAAAAGTATTGTGAGATAGCAGTCAAGAGGCTCCGGCAAGAGGTCTTGATTTAATGCGACCAGAAACAGTAACGATTTTGACCAGGATATTTCCCTGCATCAGTTTGGTTTTAAATCTCTGCGCTAGTGTGATTTGTTTGACATGTGGGGATTGGAAGCATGGGGGATATTGGGCAAGTGCGGCATCTATAAATCTGTTTATTATAATTTTGTAAAGGGAGGTAGCCAGCCATGAAAAAGTCTGCGGGAAAAAGAAAAGTATTTAAAGAGTTAATCAAGAAAGAGACAACATCATGAAAAGTTTTAATGGGGTAAATAAAATATACACAGAAGATTGCATAAATTTTATGCAGAACTGGAATGGAGATAAGATAAGCGTTATAGTTACATCGCCACCTTATAATTTTGATAAAGATTATTCAAAATATAAAGACAACAAAAAGAGACAGGAATATATTGACTGGATGGGAGAAGTAGCAAGAAATAGTTATAACATTTTAGTTCAGGAGGGTTCTTTTTTTCTTAATATTGTTGGAAGACCGACAGACGCACTATTACCGTTTGATGTGGTTAGGGAGTTCTGTAAATATTTCCAGCTACAAAACACAATTCATTGGGTTAAAAGCATTGCTTTGAATCAAAAGCACAAAGGTAAAACCACAAAAGAATTGAATGGCGATCTCGCCGTTGGTCACTTTAAGCCACTTAATAGCGATAGGTATTTTAATCAGTGTCACGAATATATATTTCATTTCACCAAAACAGGAAATAATAAATTAGACAAATTAGCTATCGGTGTTCCTTATGCTCATCCAAGCAATCTTGTGAGATGGAAAACAAAAAATAAAACAAGAGATAGAGGTAATGTTTGGTTTATCCCTTATGAGAATAAACAGGGTGCTTTTATTCCGATTAAACACCCCTCAGAGTTTCCAGAAAAACTTCCTTATCTATGTATTAAAGCTCATGGTGTTAAAAAAAATATGCTCGTATATGACCCATTTACTGGATTGGGAACAACCGCAATGGCATGTGTGCGACTTGGAATCAATTTTATAGGAACCGATATTGATGCTAACTATGTAAAAATAGCGAACTCACAAATAAAAGCGCACGAAAAATATTTGAAAGAATCTAACGCTGTTTAAAAAGTATTTATTGATTACAGTAATGGGAAAAAAGTCAAAGTTAGGGTGGAGGAGGTGTGAGTGAGCCAGCCAGCAAGCGGAAAACCAAATAAACGCCATTGGTGTCCAGAGTGTGGCGGATCCCTTGGACTAAAGGACGTTTTAATTTGCGCGACATGTGTCGAAAAGGCAGACAGGGCGATGGCCGACGTCATGAGCTACAGCCAGGCCGCGCAGGTCGTCGACATGGAAATCCGAAAGGAAATCAGCGTAGACGCGAGGGAAAATAAATGAAGCGCCATAATTGGCGACTATTACAGCAGGAGTGGCTGGAGGGAGGGCATCAAACCCTTTTAGAATTTGCAGCGGCAGTCAAGGTGCCGGCAAGCACCGTCGAAAAATACGCGGCAAAACATCGCTGGAAACAAAAAGGCAAAGAAGCGGCAATTTTAATCGAGGAACAAGCAGAGCAAAAGTTTATTGAGAGCGTGTCCGATCGCATAGCAAAAGCACGGCAAAAGCACGTCAAGATCGGCGAGATCCTTCAGGATAAAGGACTCCGCAGCTTGGCCAAGGCCGAAAACTTGGACGCTGGCCAGGCCATAACGGCCATAAGGGCGGGCGTTGATATAGAACGCAAAGGCCTGGGCATTGACGAGGCCCCGGGCGGCACCACAAACATACAGAATAATAATTTTATAACGGAGGTCCAACAGCTTGTCATTAACGACCCAGGAGCTCGAGCTTTACTTGAGCAAAGGATTCGAGAGCGCCTCCGAGCCTGAAATCCGCAGGCTGGCCGCGGCCACGCTGCCAGAGTGGGCAGAATTTGACGAGATCCCGGCGCCTCCTGACATGCTGCTGGATCACCAGGACTATTTAAACCTTAAGTGGAACCCAAAGACAGAGCAGGGCCTTTACCCGGCACACCGCGAGGACATCCTTAAAATATTCAATAACGATCAGATTGAGGAAGCCGTTTTTATTGAGGGAATCGGCGACGGCAAAAGCACAAAGGCCGGGACCATAACGGCTATGCTTATTTACTACCTGGAGACGCTAAAGGACCCGCAGCGCAGCCTGGGCGTTATGAAGGACCAGGGTATCGCGCTTATGAATATGGCAACAAGCGCCGGCCAGGCCAAAGACATCGTTTTCGGAAAAATAAAAGGAATAATTGACAATAGCGTGTGGTTTAAACGCTATTGCCCCTATGACCCAAAGATCGCCAGCCGTTTGCGTTTTCCTAAAGACATAAATATTTTACCCGGTAACAGCTCGCCTAATTTTCCGCTTGGCTATGACATCCTTAATTTTACAATGGACGAGGCCGCTTATTTGCGGCAGCCAGGCATAAACACCAGCCGAGACGTCAAGGACCAGGCGGAGGAGATCTACACGGCCGGCCAGCGCAGGATCCGGAGCCGCTTTGTTGCGCTTAAGAAAAAATCATTTTATAAACTTTTGAAATACCTTAAGCCGCTTATGGTCATAATAAGCAGCCCGCGCCTCATTAATGACTTTATAGAGCGTAAGGCAAAGCAGGCGCGGCACAATAGCAAGATTTACGCGGTCCGCCGGGCCCTATGGGAAGGAAAGCCAAAAGGCACGTTTGGCACAAAGACTTTTTGGGATCCTATTATTAAAATGCGCGTGCCCATTGAATTAAAGGCAGATTGGGAAGCGAACGAGCATAAAGCCAGGCGCGACTTGGCGGCCCGGCCGAGCAACGCAATTACGCCCTATATGGACGTCGAGCCCCTGGAGCGGATCCTGGCGGCCAGCAAGCTGCGGCACCCGGTCAAACAATATGATCAGGACGGCTACCCGCTGGCGTTTCACGAATGGTTTAAACCTATACCCGGGGCGCTTTATGCCGTGCATATTGACTTAAGCGTAAGCCGGCACGGCTGCGGTTTTGGCCTGGCATACTGGGACCGGGTTCAGAAAAAGGCTATTGTGCCTTATTACGAGCGATTTGCACCGACGCCGACAAAACACCTTGATTACGCCAAGGTCCGCGCGATCGTTTTTGAGCTGCGGCGCATGGGATTTAAACTACACGTTGTCTCTTATGACAATTTCCAGAGCGAGGACAGCCTGCAGCTGCTGAAATCAAAGAAAATAGAGACGAAAAAGCTGTCCATTGTTTCCAGCATGGGGCCCGCTGACAATTTTGTCGCGCTTATAAACCAGGCGCAGCTTGACATTTACGACCGGACCTTTGAGACCGCGGAGGGCGGAGGCGTTACCCTGGCCGATGAATGCCGCCAGCTGGAGCTGCTGGACGGCAAAAAGGTCGAGCCGGCATTAAACAGTAGCGACGATATTTTCCACGGTGTGGCCGGGGCCCTATTTTGGGTCGGCGAGATGCGATCGACGACAAGACAGCCCCTGGCTAAAACTATTGTAAACAGGCCGGTCTCGGCTATAATGAATCGCAGAGCTGCATATTTTAATTGAGGAGGCCCCGAGCTATGGCAAAAAGAAAAAGCACCCCCGCTCCACTACCGCCGGATCTGCAACCGCCAGACACCACTCCAAAGATTAAAAAAATATTTTCTAGGATGCTTACGCCCGAGGGACCGATTAAAACATTTTATGAGAGCCTGCGCGGCGAAGATCCGCTCACCGGGCAGCCGCGTTACCAATTTAACGCCGTGGTACCAGTCGAAGAATATTACGAGCGATTCCGGATCCCGCAGACCGTCACCGTGGGCGAAGGCAAAGCGGCAAAGACAGAGGCAACGCGAGTGAGCGGTATTTTTTGCCTCGTCCGGAGAAAAATTGACCCGATCACAAAGAAGGCCGTCGGCTATGAAGTAGTACGCGAGCGCATAACGGATCCGGATTGGACAAGGGCCGCGGAGACGAAAGACCAGGCCGCCAAGGGCGCGCGCAGCGCCGCGGAGGATAAGTCCAGGAAAAAAGAAAAGAGGCACACCGTCGCGGACCTTATGAAAACAAAAGCCTGGAAAATTTCCAAAATGCTGGAGGCGGCACCGGTCGCGGAGGCGTTTGGAGATAATGACAATGATACCCAGGGACTGCAAAATGTTTTTGACAGCGGATATTTTGGATCGCCAAACAATGAATTTATACCGGTGCAGCCCGGGCCCTTCAATAAACAAAAATATATGTACGACTATTTAAAAGCGCACGGCTGGTGTTTTTATATGAAAAACCACAGCGCGATAGCCCAGGCGCTTGTCAATACGAAAACCAATTACGTTATGGGAAAGGGCGTAAGCGTCACGGCGCTAAACGACGACCTGGACGATTTCATACAAGACTATATACGCGTGAATGACAGACAAACAAACTGGTGGATCAACTGCGCGTCGACAGTTTGGGCCGGCGAGTTTATGGACTGGAAAAAAACAACGCCCTGGGAGGCTATACCACTGGTGAGCCAATTTATTGATCTGGCGGAAAAATACGCCGGGAAAATATTCCCGACACCGCAACCGATCGACCCATCGAGCGTTTGGGAAATAATAACCGAGCTAACAAATATAAATAACCCTTTTTATTATCACCAGCAAATGCAAACACAATATCAGCTAACTTGGAAACCCAAGGACAAGGCGTCGGAATATGTTATCAATGACATACCGGCCAATGAGGTTTTGCATACGCGCGTGAACGTGGTCCAGGGCGAGAAGCGCGGCCGCGCGGACCTGGAGCCGGTGCTGCCATGGCTTAAGCTGGAGGAGGATTATCAAAAAAGCAAAGCCTTCCGGGCCTTTGTCGAGGCGTCGTTTGTTATGAAAACTAAAATAATGGGCGACGACGACGACGTGAATCGCTATAAAGAGGATCCCGAGGTCAACAGGATCCCGGTGCCCGGCAGCAAGCTAATAGAGAACGAGGCCGTCGACACAACGTTCCTGGAGACCAAGGGGACCAGCAGCAGCGGAGCCGACGAGGTCGGCGAGAGTTTAAAAGCAAAATGCGCCGTGGGCATTGGTTTGAGCCCGGACATGCTGGGCGCTCATAGCGGCACCGGCGGCTCCGGCCGGCAAAGCGGCCTCATGAAAGCGGAGCCCGCGCACAAAAGTTTAGAGATGCGACAGACCGTGATGGAGTACGCGATCCGCAAGGAACTGGACTGGGCGATAAACATCGCGCGCGAAAATGGATTGATCCCGGCAACGCAGACGCGGCAAGCCAGCATGAAATCAATTATGCAGGCACTGCGCCGGCGCGACTTTAAAGGCGTTATGAAAGAAGCCGCCAGCCTTTTAACCATGGCCGACGTCGAGGAGCCGATCGAGATGACATACGAGGTGACTTTCCCGGAGATATTGAGCGAGGACCGCAAGGATAAACTTAACATGCTGGCGCTGGGAGAGGCGCAAAACTGGTGGAGCAAAGAAACCGCAGGCAACGCGGCCGGTAAAGAGATGAGCTTCACGACCTATGATTTTGACACCGAGCAGGAAAAAATAAGAATGGAGCAGCAGACCGACCCAAAGGTCCAGGCCATGTATGACGCGGGCGCGCCTCCGGCCAGGCCGCGGCCCATGGCGCCCAGCCAGGCAGCTCCGGCACCTGGGCCCCAAGATGATAAGCCAAAGCCAGGTAGCGGCGCAGACAAGGTTAATTTTAAAAAAGACGCCCGGAGAAAATAACGCGTGAACACCCAGCAGCAGGTGATCGCCAAGATCATGGACCAGAGCCAGGCAGCGCTCCGCGGATCCGAGGATGAGTACCTGGACCAGCTGCAGGCCGCCTACCAAGCCGCCCAGGACGCGATCGCGGCACGGATCGTGTCGCGTTTTGGCGCCGCGGGCAGCTGGACCCTGGACGACGTCAAGGCACAAAAATTTGACGCCCAGCTTTTAACCCATATTGACGAGACGATCGGAAAGCTAAACCAAAAAACTAACCTATTGCTGGAGAACGGGATGGCCGACCAATATTTACAGGCCCAGCAGTGGTCTAGCTACATGCTGGACCAGGTAACCCCGGACACCATAAACCCAAAAGTAACAATCCTGACCGACACCGCGATTCGAGCACTGGTCAATGAACGTTTCCAGGGCGCCATGTTTTCCGAGCGCATAGGATTAATAACGGACGGCATGGCCCAGGACATAAAGGACGGCCTCCTGCAGTCTATGATTAGCGGCGAGACCATGGGCCAGGCCGCGGATCGCGTGGATGCCGTGATCGGCGACGGCAGCACCTGGGCCAACAGGGCAGAGATGATCGCGCGCACCGAGATCATGAGAGCGCAGAACCTGGGCCGGTCTGCTACCTATGAACAAAACGCGGATCTTATGGACGGGACCGAGTGGGTCGCGACTGGCGACGACCGCGTGTGCCCAAGCTGCGGAGGCCGCGACGGCAAGACCGACGAGGAGATCCAGGCCGGTATAGAGGACGACGAGTTCGACGGGAGCATTGACACGCCGTTACATCCTAACTGCAGGTGCACTAAAGCGCCAAAGCTGAAAAGCTGGCGAGATCTTGGCGTTGATATGCCGGAGGATTGGGCAGACGACGCCCGCGGCTACAGGGACGAGGACACAGGCAAGTGGCGCATAGCCCCGGTCCAAAACTTTGACGATTGGCGCCAGGACAAGCTGCCGTATTTAGAACAGGGAGGAGGTGGGGAGTAATGGCGACGCCATGGTGGGGATATTTTTTATTTAATTTTTTATTTAAGAAGCCGACAAAAAAGAAAAAGAGGCCTAAAAAATGATTGAGGTCGAACAGGAAAACAAAAAATACTTGACCGTTGTCATTGACGGCAGCGGCGAGACGGTGGACGGACACAGGACCGTGATCAGCCTGCAGCATGAGCAGGGGCTAGAGCTACATCGGCAGCTTACGGAGTATTACGGAAAGCTGGAGGGCGCCAAACTGGAGCGGCGCCGGCCAGGTTTTTTCAAGAGACTATTTGCAATGGGAGGATAGGATGCAGCAGACCGATGACGAGGCACAGCGAAGCATAGACACTTACTTGCATGATCTATTTTACTGCATACGCGAGATCCCAGCGCTTAAGGACCTGGCAGACCAGATCGGGATCCGAGTTTATAACTACAGCCGGTTCCGCGGCATAAAGCCAACACTGGTAACGTTTGGCGCAATTTACTGGGCTCCCCTGGACGGAATGTGGAAAATCGAGCCCCTGCAATTTGAGGAAGGCCCGGACACGAGTCCTATAATTTTGCCGCCAGAATTTACGCAAATAAAAGACGTCATAACGGATATGCCAGAAGTCGCCAAGCTGGTCCAGGCTATAGCCGGCCAATTAATGCCGCGAGTCCGGACCCATAAAATAAAAGGCCGTAAAATCAGTTTTTCAAAGGTCGTATGGCTGCCAGATAATTCCATTTTATTTAAAGCATACCGCAAGCTCGACAATGGCAGGCTGGACACCATAAGGCCAGAAATGATAACCCTACAATGAGTCACCGATACGCGCCGAGGCTATCTAGGGCCACGCTGAAAAAAACTTTTAAAAACATTCTTTACGCAACCCTGCTCCCGCGACCGACCCTTTGCAATTATTGTTTTAAGGAAGATTGCCCCATGCTGGTCACTGACGATAAAAAAGACTGCTCTTTTTTTCATGAGCCGGAGGCAAAAGAGGCATGAGCGAATTTGTACCGCTACCCGAGGAAATAAATTTGTTACGCGCGTTGCGCGGGACGCCAAACGCGCAATTTATGATCCGGACCAACGAATACGGCAAAATACAGCATGTAAAGGTTGAACGTGTTTTGACGGAAACCATTGTCAACGTTACTAAAATCCGCGTCGTCCAGGATGCCGGGCCCCGCGGCGCTTGACACTTAAGCGCAATCTGTTATATTTTTATTGAAAGCAACTGTTTAAATATTTAAAAAGCTGGGCGTTACAACGAAGCGCGCCCAACAAAAAAAGGTCGAACTTGCAAGGTCGTAGAGGCCGGCAAGGTTCGATCTTTTTTTTTACGGAGGATCCCTGATGGCAAAGGAAAGAAAACTAGATCCGCAGGTCGGGAAAATGGCCGGCAAGCTGGCGAGTCACCCGGAAATTGATAACCCGTATGCCCTGGCGCAATGGATGGCAAACCAGGGTTTTAATATTTCCGGTGAGGCGCTGGTCGACAAAACAGGCAAGCCTGCAGATCTTAAAAAGCTGATCACGGCTTTTAAAGCCAAGCGGCCGCGGCCAAAAGCTAAAGAAGCCGCCTCCGCGAGCGCGTTCGCAGCGTTGACGCGGCCAAAGGTTAAGCGGCCGGATCTGCAGTCCCAGGCATACGCCTCCGAACAAGCCTATAAAAATTTCGTTCCCATTTATGAAGCGGCGACCATGGATGCCTCGAAGCGCGAGATACGGTGCGTAGTCCTGACCGAGGGACCGGGCAACCTGGTAACAAAAAATTATTACGGCCCGGAGGCTATCGAGGACGCGGCCCGCAAAATAAACGAGGGTAAATGTTTTATTAATCATATTGATAAGTTATCGGCGCAGCTGCGGCCCGTCGGCGACATCCGGGACCTGTCCGGGTTCTGGAAAGACGGCACCGTGCTAGAAAATTATTTTATTAAGGACCTGGGACGTAAAGGCAAAGCCTGCGAGGCGACCCTTGTCCTGGACCAATCGGACGCGGGCTCGGAGGCACTGGCCAAGGTCCAGGCGCAAATGCTTTTTAGAAAATCTTTCCCGGCGAGCGCGGAGGTCTACGCGGGGATCAGCATCAAGGGGCAAACGCTGGAGGACGAAACCAAAGTCGTTCCGGGTTTTGAAGATTGGCACTACTGCGTGGAGTTCGCCGACGGCCTGGGCGCCGACATTGTGACCCAGCCGGCGCGCGGTGGTGAGTTTTTGGCGATAGAGCAAGCCGTCACGGAGGGCAGAGCCTGGCCGGACGGAAAAATAACAAAAGAGGAGGTACGCGTAATCATGAAAGCAACCGAACTGAAAAAAGTCGTAACGCAGCTTAACGCCGCAGAGGCGCAGCTTAAGACGACCAAAGACGGCGGCATAATTAAAAAGCTGCGGGCAACAATCAAAGCGCTCGAGGCTAAATTGCAGCTGCACGTTCGCGAGAACAAGAACGAAGGCGAGGACAAGGACTCCAAAGATGGCCTTGATATGGAGGCCGAAGGCATGGAGGCAATTAAAGCCCTGATCCCGCAGCATGAGGACGAGGAGGACGAGGCTTACAAGGCGCGTTTGGCTAAAGCTATTAAAGCGGTCAAGGCGTCCAAGGCCGGCGAACCCTGCCCCGAGGGCGAGGCAACACCAGCGATGCCAACAGCGTCCCAGCCCGAGGACGGCGAGGATCCAGAAGATGGAGACGGGGATGGCGACGGAGCTCCTGCAGCCGGCGCGACCCATATTCATATACACGGCAAGGAATCAAAAGAATCCCGCGAGCTGGCGGAGCTGCGGGCGTTCAAGAAAGACAAGGAACGCGAGGAAAGAATCGTCAAGATGAAAACCAAAGCGCTGCGACTGATCACGGAAGCCGGAATCCCTGCGGCATTTTTAACGCCCGAGGACCTGGTCAAAGATGGCACCGACGAGAATGCGTGGAAACGCACGATCGCCAGGACCAAGGCGGCCATGGAAGGCGGCACCAGTTACGCGTTTGCGATTACCGAGGAAAAAGATCAGGCAAGCGGTAGCGAAACGCAAGAATCCCAGGGCAACCTTTTCAGCAGCTTTAAAAACGCCGGCGTGCCGGTCAAAAAATCTTAAAATACTAAAGAGAGGAGATAAACGAACATGGGAACAACGAACAGCACCGTACCAAACCTTGGTTACGCCAAGGACGCAGATCCCCGGGCCGTGCAGCCCTTAAGCACGCTAACGATCGTCCCGGGCGACTTTGCCATGTATAACACCAGCGGTCACTATTGGGACATTTACTCGAACGTGACGGGTCCCGCTTATTTTGGCGGATTTTACGCCGGGCAGCAGCCTCCACAAAGCAACCCGTTCCCGTCGGGCGCTGGAATACCTAGCGTACCCGAGCCCTTGATGTTGATCCAGCAAACGGGCGTTTTTTACCCAGGGATTGCTTTAAAAGCAAGCGACACCGTCGAAGATGGCTCGCCCCTGGCAATTAACAACGCCTCCAGCGTTACGCTTAACGGCGGCGCTGATACACTGGCCGCACCGACGACAATCGGATACGCCTGGATCCCTGGCGGCGGAACTTTTATCGGAGACGGCACCACGAAAATCCCGATCAGGATTCGGAGCAACTTCCCGAGTCCTTTTCTAGCCAAGTAGAGAGGAGGAAAAGAGAGTCATGGAAAAAAGAACCGATATTAATTTAAGGCTGCAGCAAGATCCCAGGGCAATTGCAGAGGCAAAGGACGCGTTTTTTAATAACCTAACCGCCGTCTTTGCCGCGCAGATGGGGCAGCAGCCGCAACGCATGGGCAGGCCCGTTAAACGCGTGGCGACCTTGCGCGACCTGCACGAATCCAAAGAGGTCCGCACTTACATCACAGATGGTGTCATAAACGCGGTCGAGAATATTATTGACTGGGAAGCCCCGGACTTTACACTGCAGGCGCTGGAGTCCTGGTGCTGCGACCATTACCGTGAGGTAGGGGAAGCCAGCCCAGCCTCTGCTTTTGCCGCTCTGACCCGTGCCGGCGTTCAGCAAGACGCTAACATGTGGTATGAGAACGCGCCGCGTGAATGGACCCAATATATTAAAGAGGTCTCCAGCACCCGGCCGTTTGAAATTTATCCTCCGTTGCACCGCGCTAATTTACCCCAGCGCACCGGAGCCGGTGAACCTTACGCGCAGAGCTATCCCAAAGGGCTAGTCGTCACCATAGAAAACTTTAAATATATGGGCGGCGAGTCTTTTGAGCAAGAGCTGGTCGAGGATGACCAATCAAACCAGATCCAGAACCGCAGCCAGGCCCTGGGCGAGGCGCAAGCCACGCTCGAGGAAGTTTATGTGGCCGCGCGCTTTATGGGTTTTGCCAATACGATCGCCGGCGTCTCCATACCGGCCTCGATCTGGCAGGGCTATAACAGCAGCGGCACGCTGATCACCGTTCCTTTTAGCGATGACCTGTACGGCGACGATTACACCCATCACGGCAACGTGCCCGATGGCGCTGTATTGAGCACCGGCAGCACGCTAAACGGCAGCGGATTTGTCCAGCTGACCCTGCCCGCATTAAAAACGGGCATCCAAAAGCTGGCCAACGCAACCGGGCTAAATGGCGTCAAGATGGCCGTGGTCCCGGACACCCTGGTCGTGTCGACTTTTGATTATGTCAACGCCGACACTTTTGTTCATAGCGAATACTATCCCGCGACACCGAGCAGCACGACCGGGCTCGCGCAGGGCGTATTTTCAAAGAACAGCCAGTGGATCCGCCGGCTACTGCCCGTTGGAAATGCCTTTTTCAATAACGGAGCCTGGGCATTAATACAGGGCAAAAAAGGAATCGTTTTCCAGCGCAGGACGCCGATGCAGATCGTCCAGGAAAACCCCTTGAGCGGCAAGAGCTTTGAAAATGACCTGACGCAATTCAGGTCGCGCAGCCGCTGGGAGGTTGAGTGGATCGACCCGCGCTTTGCTTACCTTGGCAATGACGGCAGCGCAACGGTAGCACAGAGCTAAAGCACCAGCTTTAAAATTTGAACCGGCCCCGGGGCCCTTATATGGACCCCGGGGCGGATACGGCTCATCATAGGAGGTTCAGCCATGGCACCAGTAGCACCGCTCCACAAACAGATCCAGCCAGCGCAGACCGCAGACCTACCCGGAGGACCGCCCAGCGTCGATAAATGGGTCCAGGAGGACATCCGCGACGAGCAGATGGCAAATAATATGAACCGTCGCATCCAGGCTTTTAAGCCTGACATGGTCGATGTTATTGTCGCAAAGGCTTTTAAATTGCCCCTGCCTATTTACTGCGAGATCCCGCGCGTAACGCTTCCCGGGCTCGTGGATCCCGTAACGCGCCGCCGGCAGCTTTGCACACGGTTTTATAAAAAAGCCGCCTGCTTTATTGACTATCCTGCTACACCGGCGGACTTGGAGGCAAAGCAACGGGCTTTTGGCCAGGAACAGTTTAAAAACTTTATTTACTGCTGGGCGATGCCCGGCGAAAATTGCGACGACCTAGAGGCCAGATTACACGAAAGGATCAAGGAACATGAGTCAACGGGAGCGGCACGCCCGAGCGCACAAAGCAAGAAAAAGCGGCGTCCGGGTTCACGCAAATAAATTAAAAATGAGGCACCACATTAAAAAGCCCGCTAATAGGAAGCTGGAGGCGTGATGGGTAACGAAATTTTAGCACTGTCCGATCTGATCGCCGGAGCCCGGCAGCATATTAACGACGCCCTGGATCACCATCTTTACAGCGATGAGCTGTCCGATTTAATAGACGGCGTGAGCCTGGTTTATTATCTGACTAATCGCAATCTGGTCGACAAGGCAAACGACGGGGCGCCACTGGACCCGCTGGTCCGTGTGAATAACGTTGTTTTGGTCGGCGCGACATTTGACAAGCAAAACGGGATATTGACTTTTCCAACAGCACCGAACCAGGGAGACCTTGTCGTCGCGCAATATTATTTTGAGCTTATGACCGATGACGAGTACGTCACTTATGCCCAGGGGCTCCAGAACTTTTTAGGTTTTGCCGTTACGTCCAACACTAGCGGCCGCTGGACCGGGCCCACGGATAACAGCAGCACGATCCCGACGCTATACACCGACGCGGCCGTGAATTTTGTCGCCAGCAAGGCCGCGGACCAAATGGCCAATTTAAGCGGCTGGTGGTACCGGGCCAATGACGGAGACAAGTCGTTTGACAAGGGCGCAGTGAGCCAACACTTTAAAGAAATGGCGATCAATTTAAAGAATGAGGCGGAATTTTCCAGGGATGGAGTATATACCAGGCAAGGACGGCGCGAGGCGCCAGCCTGGGGACAAAGCAATTTGCGGCCGCAGATCGATCCGCAACCGAGGCGGTGAGCCATGGGCAGCGGGCCGGTTTTAAAAATGGATAAATTCGACAAGGAATTTTTTACAAACGCGCTTAAGGAGACCAGCGGAATATTTGACGAAGCCGTCACCCTTAAGCGCTGGACCGGGACGACCGGCGGAGACGACGCGGCCGGGATTGCTGCCCAGGATGTTTTTGTAAAAATACCGACAAAAGCCTGCATTAAAAACCTAGCCGCTCGTGAGATCAACTATCCAAACACCATTTACGCGCAGGGCGACCTGACCGCAGAGTTTACCGTGCCGGTATACGGTGAGGAGACAGGACAGGGCGACGGGCAGCCGGCGGGCCGCAGATCTGATCGTGTGCTATACCGCAACAGGGAATATAAGTTTGTTGGTCATGTCGAGCGCAAATTTTTAGCACGGCGCACCTTTTGGCGCGGCGTCTTAAGACAGGTGGCGGCGACATGAGCACAGCGCGGGCGTTTAATGTAATTTTAAATTATCAATTCACCCAGGCGGATATAACATTAAACACAAACACACTGGAGACCGTCACAAAATATTTTGACACCATGCACGCGGATTTTGTGGACAAGGCGCAGCTGGTCCACAGAAAAAGCCTTTTTCAAATTTTGCGATACCTGATCCGGATCTGCCCGGTCGATACCGGCCGGCTACGCGGATCCTTTACGCCCTTTATGGATAAATACGGAGATACGACATACAACAAGTGGATGGCCGACGCCTCGATGGCGCCGTCGCAGCGCAAAACACCTAAAAAGGGTTTTAACCAGGAGGCGGTCGCGGATGGGAAAGCGCAGGGCCAATTTATTGACCAGCCGATGGACACCACGATCGTGACAAATGTAAGTTACGCGGAGGACGCCGACAAAAAAAGCGGCTACATAAGCCGGCTCATGGCATACGCGGACAACCAATATAATAAAAACTTTTCTAATTTTCTTGAGGCCGCGGCAAAAAAAGGCTTGATCCCGGCCGTGGACCCGAGCGCGGAATCCGACGAGGGCGGTGTATGATGCCCGCTATATTGCCCAGCTACACGGAGCCGACCGGGAAAAACAACGTCCTGACGTCTATTAATAAATGGCTGCAGGCCAACGTGCCGCCAGCCAATGACGCGGATTTTAAATATATCTTTACGAGCGAGGTCGCGCCCGTGGTTTTTCCCATGGTCACGGTGACCGAGTTCCCGTTTTTTGACCCAGGTTTTAATGCCATGGGCAACGTGCTTTTTAATGCGGCAAATTATACGTCGGACCAGGGCCGCATAAACCATTTGATGCTTGATATAAATATTTATACGAGCAACGCCGTGGACCCAAACGCTAAACGGAACATGCTGCGGATCCGCGACCGCATAATTAGTGGGCTAACAAAGGCCGGGCTTTATGACGACGACACAAACGTCCAGCTGGCACCGCCGATCAGCGTCCTTGACTACGACAACGGAGCAGCAGACACCGGGACCGTGGCCAGGGTCGCTATAGAAGAAGCAAACTATGCCATCGAGCGCTACTATCCGCCGAGCGCCGACGTGCCAGACGTGCATCGCTATCAGCTCCTGGTAAAGATCCAATATTTTGAAATGTTTTGAAAATAAAAAAAGAGGAGGGCAAATTTTATGAGCACTAGAAACCCCTTGTCAATTTTTACGGGGCAGCAGGCACAGATCCGAGCGGTAAGCCAAAGCCACGGCATAATCCGGCCAAACTTGGTCGATGGCGTGGATTGGACGCCAAAGATTACGGGGAAAGAGGTCCCGGAATTTGACAACCCGCAAAACGCGTTAATTTATACAACCTTTGACGGAGGCTCCGGCAAAATTTCGTTTTTAAAATCGAACCAGGGTCAGCTTGAGGCGCTGATGATGGACACCGATCCAACCGTCGAGCAGGTGTGGGTAAACCCCGCGGGCTTAAAACCTTTTACGATTTTTGAGAACTTAAAAGGCCTGGACGGAAAAATTAAGGGCTCATTTATTCTTGAGGGCTGCTTACCGACCGGGAGTCCGTTCACCAGCACTGTTAAAGACGCGGCAAAGCAAACGCTGGATTTTATGTTTATAAATGCCCATTGGTTTAGCGGCTTGGCCATACTTTACAGCAGGGCCCGCGGATCTGTAGGACCAGCCGGCCAGCCTTCAATTTTAGGACTGGCGACGACTACGACCGGCGGATTACTGTCGCCCGAGACATACTACGTCCGGATTACAGCAGTCACCGCCGCCGGCGAAAGCCAGGGATCTATAGAACAGGACGTTGTGGTCCCTACCGGAACAAGCACGAACCTAATCACCGTCACGACACCCAGCCCAAGCGGAGCCATAACGAGTTTTAACGTTTACGTTTCCGACCGGAGCAACGGTGAGCGCTACATTGGAAACGACGCAGGATCTGGCAGCTTTGTTATAACGCAGCTGCCGGTCGCCAGCGCTACAATTTGTCCGAACATTGACTCGACCGGGGCGTACCAGGCCGCGGGCGATCTTACGTTCGCTGGCAACCTGGTCACGCTGCCAAAAGCAGCTTACCAGATGCCACAAAACGGGCTACCCTATGCCTTGGTCATGCAAAACGGCCAGGTCGTGGCAGATCCCGTAAACCCTGCCACAACTGACAATTTTTATTTTAACGCTGCAGGAACCCAGTTCGGCGTCGGAACCACACCAGCATCAACTGACTGGTGGGACATTTTCACTTTATACCAGCCATAAAGAAAAACGGCGAAACAATTAAAGGGCCGGCGACAAGCTGCGCCGTAACCCAGCTTTTCCGCTCGCGCGGGAATAGCCGGCCCCTTAATACGCGCGAGGAGGAAAGATGGATAAGGACGAACTAAACGGGATGACGAAAATTTTAAATAAACAGGTCGAGATCCACGTCAGGCGCTATAAATACGAGATCCAGGGACTTAAAAAGAAACTCGTGGAGCTGGAGGCGGCCAAGGGAGCCCGGACGGGCCCGGGCCTGCTGCGCTGGCTTAAAAGAAAAAAACTACCGCACCTGGATGACATGATCAGCCAGACAAAGAGGCAGATCGAGGAGCTGGAAAAAGTTTATATTGATGGAATTTTAACGCCCCTAACGGTCCGGGACCGGTTTTTATGCCTTAACGAAATGGAGGCGCACCGGCTCGTAATGATGGAACGTTTGACCGAGACAAAGAGCCTGACCGAGGCGCGCAAAAAAGCATATGAGAGGACAATTGACATCACCGGCGAGATGATATTCAGGGTCGCCAGCCTATCCCAGGTTCTAAAGAAAAAAACCCAGGGAGGCCTAGAGCAATTTTTTACTTTTGACGAGGCGTGCAATTTAAGCCCGCAACTGGTGGTGGATATAATGAATTATCACGCTTCCAATTTTATTTTAACGGAGGAAGAAGCAAAAAAATAACCGGCGTCGAGGACATGAAAGACCTGTCAATTTTAGAGACACACTTGTCGGTCGGCGCGGAAAACGGTTTAACCTTAACTGGATACAGGGATCAGGGCGATATGCCGGTCCAGCTTTTCCGATTAATACTTATGATCAAACGCTGGAGAGCCAAGCCGGATGACACCACGATCCACACGGTAAGCGATGGGACGTAAAACATGGCAAGCTCACTACAATTTAAAATTGCGGCACAATTGGACAGCCAGGGATTTAAAGACGCGGCCGCGGCGGTCCGGGACATGGGAAAGGCTGCCGGCGAAGCCGGAGGCCAAACGGACAGCCTGGCCGGATCCGTGAGCGGTCTTAAAAACATTTATGGGGCACTGGTGGGCGCGGGCATCGTTGCATTTTATAAAAGCTGCGTCGATGCCGCAGCAAAGCAAGAACAAGCGGAAACCGATTTACAGCGTAAGCTGGAGGCTGGCGGCGTGAACTGGAGCAAGGTTAAGGGCCAGATTGATGCCTTTACAATGAGCCTGGAGCAAAACACCGTGTACAGCCGAACCGAGGCCACGGACGCCCTTAATAAATTGTACGGGCGCCTGGGCGACCTTGGAACCGCGGAGACATCGCTCGAGGAGGCGATGGCCCTGTCAAAGAGGACCGGAAAGGACCTAACAGAGACGACCGAGATGGTGGCCAGCGCGCACCAGGGATTTGCGCGGGGCCTATTGCAGGTCGGCCGCAACCTGGGACTCACGGCCGCGGAGGCAAAAAACCAGGACGCCGTGCTCGCAGCGCTGCATAAAAACGTTTCCCTTTTAACAACCGGCCAGGACACCCTGAACGAATCCATGAAAAAAGCAAAAAACCAGTTCGATGAAGCCAAGATAGCGATCGGGGAAGGGCTGGCGCCAGCCGTCGTTTACCTGGCGGACATTTTTGATAAAGCCATGCGGTCGATCGCCGACATCGTTTCTTTTACAATGAACACCATTTATCAGGATGCCCTAAAGGTAGAGCTGGCATATTATAAATTTTTAGCAGTTTTTGGGAGCAAGGACGCAAAGGCGCATATTATCGAGCTGGAGGGAGCCCTTAAGGAGCTGGACGAGGACGCGGAAAAGACGGCGGTTAAGATCGCGGACGTTTGGTCCGGGAAAAAGGCCGGCGGCATAGAGGCCACGGCAAAGCCTGGACCAACAAAAAAAGAAACTGCGGAGGCCGCGGACTATACGGATGCGCTTAAAAAGGTTAATTCAGAGCTGGACGAGTACGTCAAGAAGGGCGAGAAGGCGTCCGGTAAAGAAAAATCCGAGCTGGAGGAAGCCCAGGCAACGCATGACAAACTGATCTCCGAGCTTAAGGCATACCATAAAAACCATATGATCGAGGACGGCGAGTTCGATGACGACGTGGAAAAAGCAGACAAGGCGCTCGCGCAACAGCAGATCGCAATCCGAGCCCAGGCAAATAAAAAAATATTAGAAGAATATTCCAGCGGCGTCCAGGGTATGGCGCAAATGACCGGGAAGGCGCTCGCTGGCGATAAAGAGGCATTTAAAAGCTGGGCAAAAGACACCGTGGACCAGGTCGCTAAAAAGACGGAATCGGCCACAATGATGAACGCGATCCAGGGAGCCAGCGAGCAGGTCGCTATAGGAGACTGGCCGGGAGCTGCTGCATCCCTGGCCTGGGGCGCGGCCCAGGTCGCAGGTATAGAAGCGCTGGCGAGCGTTGTCGGCGGCGCCAGCGGCGGAGGCGCGTCGAGCTCCGGAGGATCTACGGGAGGCGCGGCCGCGCCGGCAACGGCAGCGGCGCCAGCGGCGGCCGGATCCGCGGCGAGCCAGGCGGGAGCTTTAACAGTGAATATTCAGGGAGACTATATCGGGGATCCGGCCTTTATTAATAGGCTGGCGGAAAAATTGAGCGCGGCGGTCGAAAATCAAAACGTGAGGCTGGTCGCGCAGCAGACGGTGAACGGATGAGCACAAGCCAGTTCCGATTTATGCCAAAACTTTCAACGGGCCTATTAATTTTAGAATCATTCGAGAGCGCAAACTTTATAACCGACCAATTATGGAACGTTTTAAACGGAAACCCCGTTCAGGGCTTAATAAATCCATATGATGGTATTTATTCCCTGCCAATTGACAGCAGCTTTCCGCTACTGCAGATCGACGGAGGAGCAACGGCTCCGCAGGTTTTTAATGTTCGCCTATGGGACGATCCGACAAACACAACCGGCGCTGCTTCATATGTTTTTGTTTCTGCGACGGCCGGGACGCCTGGGGCCACAAACTGCATAGGGATTGGCGTAGACAACGCCGTAAGCACTGCCAACTATGTCATTTATAAAAACGGCATTAAATCGGATTCCGGCGTCCCGCGCCAGGCTGGTTATATTTTTTTAAACATAACTACAGACGTCGGCGGGGACTACTGTTACATAGGTGGATCAAAATTAAGCTATGGGACCTCGATCGCTGGGCGCTATTTAACCCTGGGAACCCTGGCCACGACTGGCAACGTGCCGTTTAATTACTTTGACCTGGTCCAGATCTACCAGCAACTCGCGATCCAGGTTTATGGTTTGCAGCCAGGACAATGGATCTGGCTTTTGGATTTTGATAATTCTACGACGACATCCGTCGCGCCAATTTATACTTACCATAATTTAAAAGCACAAGTGGAGGTCCCCGTTATTGGACCGGCTTCCTTAATTGCCAACCTTGGGATGCAATCCCCTTTAAATGGTTTTTTTGTCGTGACTGACGAGGAATATATTATTAACTACATATCGCCGGTGAGCCAGGTTACGATTGGCGACATATGGACTTTTGACATGGTGGATTTTGGGCGCCGGGCTACCATGATCGACGTTTTAAAATCGGTGACGAGAACAGATAAGGAATCCAACAGCGGCGTCAATGAAGCCGTTTTTTTCAACGCCCGGGAAAATTGGACCTTTACGATGACCGACATCACCGAGGCGCAGCGTACGGCCTTGGACCGCTGGTGGTCATTTGCACAACAGGCCAACGAATACGCCGTGGCCGTAAATTCAGACAAGGCGTCGTTTTTCTTTTTAGCTGCAGCAACGGCGCCCATGGCAACGTCCTTTTTAATTGAGACCGCAAACAATGAGATCCCGGTTATACCTAACATTGCGCCCGGCGACGTCCTGATCCTGAAAAACCAAAATAATTTAAACTTTGAACAGATCACCGTGGCGTCCGTTGAGCAGGTGAATATCCATGGATTTGGTTTTGATGCAACGCAGATCACAACTAAAGACCCCATACATAACATTTACCAGGCATTTGATATTGTTCAATCGACCTTATACACGCCTTTTGCAATAGCCAGCGATAAGCAATTAAACGTAAAATTAACTAATGCAAAATTGAAGCGCTGGGATCTGACCCATAAATTCAAGGAGGCACTTTTTTAATGCAGGCCGTCGGGACAAGATACAGCATAAAGCTCCAGCAGCTGAATAAAAAACCGATCTACGTGGTGACCTTTGCGGGAATACCGATGAGATTCAGCACGGATGTTTTGCAAAATCCGATTGGGCCTTACAATGACCTGGTCGGGAATATAACGGGATCCGGCAGCCAGACGACGATCATCGAGGGTAAAACCTGCATAAGCACCTTTTCGTTTGACATAGAGGATCAAAACCTGGTTATGACAAAGCTGCTTTTCACTTACCCGTTTCCCAATAGGCAGGCCACGGTCACCATGGGATTCGCGGGCATGAATGAAAACGAATTTATTAAAATATTCGTAGGCTATATAATTGACTACACGCTAAAAGACGACAACGTCACGTGGGCTTTTCAATTGAACGATCAGAGCGTTCGGCCGACACAATACATTTTTAATGCTTTTACGGAAACCATGGCCGCAGTCAACCCGGGCGATTCCGTGATAGCAGTCGCAACCGTGGGCGCCTTTGCGCCGGCTAGCGGGATTAAGGATTATATTGTTATTGACGACGAAATAATCAGCTATACCAGCGTCACGCCTGGGACCGCAACGACGCCGGCTTATTTTAACGGCTGCCTCCGCGGTCTTTTTGGCACAACGGATACATCACACGACAACGGCGTTCAAGTTAATAATTATATTGTTCTGCAGGACAACCCAATAAACATCGCTTTAAAAATAATGCTGTCAACCGGCCAGGGGACTAATGGTCCATATGATGTTTACACCCAGGCGCAGGGCCTTGGTATACCACAGGCGCAGATCGACGTGGCGGCTTTTGAGGCCTGCCGGGACATCTGGCTCGGCTCATATATTTTCCAATTTGAATTTAACGGCCAGGAGACGGCGAGCAGCTTCCTTGAGTCCGAGATCTACCAGTTTACTGGATCATATACTTTTATAAACGCTAACGGCCAGCTGGCGCTTCATACGTATTCGGGGCCATACGGCAACGCCCAGTTCCCGGTTTTAAATGACGACAATATTGTCGGGTCGCCAAAATGGAAGGGAAACCTTTTGAAGAATTATTTTTTTAATGAATTTGATATAAGCTACGATTACGACATTTTGAGCGACCAATATGAATCCGAGGAGCTATACGAAAACGCCACGTCACAAATAAAATATTTTAACCTGGTGGAGTGTTTGACTTTACAAAGCCGCGGAATAAGATCGGTCGTAACTGGGCAAACCATAATCGATAGGATCATAAACCGGATCATGAATCGGTTCGGAGATCCTACGCCGATCGTGACCGTTAAAACATTTTTAAGCCAGCGCCTGATCGAGATCGGCGACATCGTGAACTTGACCAGCGCAAAGCTTCCGGACATAGCCCGGGGCGCGGCCGGTGTAAAAAATGTTTTAATGGAAGTTATAGCCGCGGTCCCAAACTACCAAGAGGGCTCGGTTACCTTTGACCTTTTAAATACGCAATTCAGCTACAATAAAAAATATGGAGCCATATCACCGTCCGCGCAGCCGCCGGTAAATTTTCCACAATTTCAGAATGCCACGACATCGGAAAAACTTTATTGTTTTATTTCTGAATTAGTGACGCCGACGCTAGGAAAAATGCTGGACGGCACAGATGGGTATTATATAACGGGATAAGGAGGATCAGATGCCAGTAGTTTCAGGAACCAATTTTATAAATATTGACAGCACGCGGGTCGCGGTCAATGCGCCGGTTTCAACTGACTTGATGACCGACATCGTCGCGGATTTAAATTATTTAAACAATGGGAATTTTCAAAATTTATTAATATTAAATACACCAGGGGTTGGTAATTGGATACCGCCGGCAGGATGTAATAAGATTTTGGTCAAAATGGTAGGTGGGGGCGGTGGGGGAGCCGGCACAAATTTAGTCCTTGGCTCTACCGGAGGAGGAGGCGGCGGCGGAGCTTATCAAGAGTTTTATTATTCAGTGACGCCAGGTGTGCCAGTGGGCTATAACGTGGGAGCTGGCGGGGGCGGTGGAGTTAATACAAACGGAGCGGATGGAATAGACACGTCGTTCGGATCTATAATTGCAATGCCTGGACAGGGAGGTAATATTTCAGGAGCGGGCGGCGCTGGCGGAGCGCCCTCGATCGGCACAAATCTATGGGGCATTCCTGGGCAAGCCGGGCAACCTTACCAGCAAGGATCCCAAAATCGCGGAGGTTATGGCGGAGCGTCTGTATTTGGACCGCAGGTTTATACTGCTGACGCGGGATCCCAGGGAGCGGGAGGCGGCGGCGGAGCATACTCCGGTCCGACATCAGGCGGAGCGGGTGGCGCGGGCGTAATTCTGATATATTATTAAACGAGAGGAGGGATGGGCGTGCAGAAAAACGATCAAATTTTGAAACTGGTACGGATCACGACAAAGACCGCGACGCAGATCAACGGCCTTGTCAAGATCAGCTCGGACACAGCCAGGACCGTAAGGAGGCATGACGCGGCGTTTGTTATTTTAAAAAAGGGATGCCAGCTTTTGCGATCTGGAAACAACGGGAACGGCAACGGGGCGTGCAAGACAAAAGAAATCCAGGCCGCAGAGCAGCTCCGCCAGGAGGCAAGTTTTATAATGAAATTTTGGCACAGCCTTCCCGATACCATACAAACAATATTTATCGTCGCTTTTGGCATGGCCGTGTGGGAAACATTAAAACAATTTTTTGTAATTGTAAAAAACTTGGTTTTAAAAATAGGAGTATAGGAGGGTAGGATGGATTTAACACAAGCGGGAATTATAGGAGCGGGCGGGATCGGTATTGAGCCCATGCTGGAGCACGCCGTAATAAACCACGTTCCAGACGCATTAAAACCAGCGGTCGCTTGGATCGCTGCCGCGGCATATGGAATCGGGATGAACGCGGCCGCCGGCGGAGATTGGAAACAAGCGGTCGCCACTACCGTCGCAACAGTCGTGTACCAGGAATTAAAACACCAGAGCCCATGGGGAACAGACGCCACGCCGGCGCCGGGATCTCCTTCGGCACTAGCAGCAGCGGGACCGAGGCCAGGATATGCGCCTCCGATCGCGCCAGCTACAAAATAAAAGAGGAGGAAAACAGATGAAAAAATATTTTCTGCTGGTGCTGCTTTTAGCGCTGGCAACTAGTTCAGCCTGGGCGAACACCAGCACTTTTACGGCTATCGCCACGGCTACAACCACGGCCACGGCTACCGTGCCGTCAAATACATATACATCAACGGCTACCGGGACGCCGGGATGGTGGATCCATAGTGCTACGGCTACAGCAACGGCAACAGCAACGAGAACTCAAACGCTAACAAAGACAAGTACGTCCACGACCACGGCAACACAAACGGCCACGGTCACGGGTACGAATACGCGGACCACTACGGTAACGTCGACGGTCACCGCTACTTTTACTTTTTCAAATACGCCGACGACAGGGCCGACGCTTGTGTCTACGCTTGTGATCGCAAATATAACCGTAAAGGGATTGATTGAAGATAACACCGGCGGGAAACATAAGCCGGTTTATTTTACCCAATCCGGAACTTTTAGGGATTACGCTATTATGGTCACTGGCACAGCGAGCATGATAACATTTTTAGACTGGGCTTATATTTCTTCAAGCGATTCAAGCGTTATATGGCTCGAGGCTTTGCCGTCCGGAACTACCTTAACGGGCTGGCTGTATTTGAAAAATGGATTTATACCCTTGGTGCCGACAAATTCCTCGGTGCTTGGAAAACCTAAATTTGGCGACAATATAGTTTTGAGGGTTTTAAATGGAGCCACGGCAACGTTTGGCTTGACTGGCGAGTTTTACACGCATTAAAGGGGCAAAAATGAAAAAAGTTTTTCTTTTATCGCTCCTGATTATTAGTTATGGCGTGGGCTTTGCTTTGTCGCAAACAGCGATCAAGCAAACGCCCACGCTGTCACCGACCAAGGCGCCGACATCAACGCAAACGGCCACGGCAACACCGACGGCAACCGCAACCCAAACAGCTACGGAAACACAAACTTTGACGTCATCGCAAACCTTGACATCGTCCGTGACAGCCACGACAACCGCTACAGGAACGGCAACGGCAACCTGCACGCTCACCGTGACGATCAGCTGGACACCGGTGTCGTTGCGGATCCTTTGCAAAAACGCCCCTCCTTTTTTTTACAAAAACATGCTGGCGGCACTTAAGCAGGAGGTTGACAACGATCCGGAGGGCATGGACTACGAGGATATGACTTACGCGGAAAAGGTTGACGCGCTAAAGCAGCGCGCCATGGACACGGAGCCGGAAACCCTGATCTTTAACTTTGGCGGGACCCCGGTCGTTATAGACGACCAGGACATTGAGACGGCGGGGATCAAATGAAAAAATGGATCGCGCTATTTTTATTTTTTCTGCTGGCGCCGGCTGCGCTCTGGAGCCAGACTTTTGACGCGACCCCTTCGGTGGCTGGGACGTGCGACCCTTACGCACCAACCACGGTCTACCCTTCCTATACGAACATCTCCAGGGGCTACATATACGGCACCGAAATAAACTACACCTGGCTCTATTGGGATTTTTCCGGCTTACCCGCGAACGCGGTCATCACCGGCACGCCGACTCTGACCTACAATTTGACATATGCATATTACCCGGACACTACCGTTTATTTTTACCGATTTAAAAGCGGCGACAATGGATGGTTCGCCGGGGGTTCAGATCACGCTACCTGGAATTACCAAAATCAAGCCAGTACGACTGCTTGGCTGGGAGGGAACTCTGGCACCTATACCCTGGGCGGGATGACTTTCCCGGATGGCGGTGGAGGGGTTCCTGACACGGATTTTTTTTATACCGGTGTCAGCGCTCTTTTTGGCGGCGCTCTTGCTTCCGGAACACACACCATTAATTTTGACCCAGCAGAAACCCAGGAGCTCCTGAATAGCAATTCCGGAATCATTGGATTCCCCGATCCCTGCGTTACCGAGAACTGTTCGGCCATGGTTTTTGACGTGTTTGGCGCGACCTATGACTGGGAGCTAAAATTTAATTACGTTACGGCGACCCCAAACACGACGGATACCTACACGAACACCGCTACGGCCACGGCCACGGCCACGGCAACACCGACGGCAACCGCAACCCAAACAGCTACGGAAACACAAACTTTGACGTCATCGCAAACCTTGACATCGTCCGTGACAGCCACGACAACCGCAACGGCGACACAAACGGCCACGGCTACCAATACGGCGACGCCGACGACAACCATCGTGGCGTGTGGCCCAGCCATAGCAGATAATTTTGATCGCGGACCAGCCTCGACCCTGGGCTGGGCCCTGCCACTGCCTCCCAATACCGGCCAGTCGTGGAGCCAGAGCGCGAACGGAGGCACAGGGATCGGGATCACGGCAGGAAACCAGGCGTATTTATCTTATACGGGATATTTAAATTACGCGACCATAGACAGCCTGGTCGCCAATGGATTTGTTTCCATGCAACTGGGAACCGCGGACACCACGGCTACAACGGGGATAATTTTCAGGGTAGCGCCTGGGACATTTAATACATATTGGTTTTTTGGACCAGACGCAGCGAACAGTTATCAATATCATATTTACTGCATTTATAACGGCACCGTGGAGATTAACCATTATATAAGCAACGTGGGCGCCACTAACGATTTGATTCAGGCCTGGTTTATTGGAACGTCTGTAAACTTTTTTATTAATGGCGCGCCGGTCGACAATGAAACCGACAATTGGACGTCAAACAATACACAGATGGGATTCTTAATTAACAATATTGGCGTAGGGACGTCGACAACGATCAAAAGTTTTAACTTTAATGCTTTTGGCCCGGGCTGCTACCCTACCAGCACGCCGCTCCCAACATCAACTTTTACGCCAACGGTCACGCCGACTTTGAGCCCGTCGTCTACCGTAACGGCGACACAGACCGAGACGTTCACGGCGACCGCGACCGCGACCGCAACGGCAACGCAGACGACAAGCAAAACATCTACCGTGACGGCTACGTCAACCAAAACGTCCAGATACACGACGACGGTCACGACAACGAACACGGCAACCCAAACCGCTACTATAACGGGATCGCGTACATCTACCAGGACCGCAACGGTTACGGCAACAGGGACAAGAACTGCGCTCCCGACCGCCACGGCCACGGGAACAGCCACGGCAACCGTGACCGGATCCAAGACCGCCACAGCATCCGCGACCAGGACGCAAACCAGGACGGCAACCCAAACACCGACGCCAACCGTGACGGCAATTCCAAGCGTCACCTGGACCACGATCCCGACGAGGACCAGGACGGCAACGCCGACATACACCGCTTTAACGGCCACGCCTATACTGACAAACACCTGGACCGCTATTTTTACCAGGACAAAGACCTGGACGCAGACCGCGACAGCAACCGCAACGGCAACCGGATCCGTGACTTTTACTTATACGGTCACCAGGACGAGGACCTGGACCGCAACGCCCACGGCCTCCGCAACGCAGACCAGGACGGCCACGGCTACCAATACCAGGGATTTTACAGGAACGGCAACGCAAACATGGACCTGGACGAACACCTGGACTCCGACCTGGACGCAGACCAAGATCCCGACCAGGACGGCCACGGCGACCGGTACCGGATCCGCAACCAGCACCAGGACCGGCACCATAACGCAGACATTGACGTCGTCTCTGACCAGGACGTCGTCGCAGACATTGACACCGTCGGTGACTTACACCAGCACCGGCACAACCACGGCCACAGCAAGCCCGAGCTTCACTCCTGCCAGCTGCGGGCCTGCTATCTTTGACACTTTTTTCAGGACCGGTGCAACCCTGGGAACGGCCGACAGCGGGCAGATCTGGACGCAATATTTCGGAACGCTGGCGACCGTGGCAGGCAACGCATACAACCCAACGATCCCGAATTTTGGCGAGGCATACATTGACGCCCTGGTCGCCAATGGAACCGCGTCGCTGCAAATAACAGCTTTTCATCCTGACGGTAACATATGGCTATTTTTTAGATATAAGGACGGCGCCGACACCTGGAGCGTGGAGGCGGTCCCGGCCTGCTACGTCGTGCAATGCGAATTAAACGGAAATTACATTTTAAGGAAAATAATTCCGCGGGCCCCGGCCCTTTATGACACCGTCACAGCGCAAGCCGTGGGCCCTTATATTTCAATCTACGTAAACGGCATACTGGTCGACACCGAGATTGACCAAACTTTTACCGCGGCCACAAAATACGGATTCGCGTTATACCGGCAGAGCGCAGCCCAGCAGGAGATCGCGGCTTTTTCTTTTGACGCGATAGGACCAGCCTGCAGCGCAACCGCAACGGCAACGCAAACGGGGACGATCACCGTCACGGCCACGGCTACAGTTACCATGACAGCCACGACGACAAGCACAGGCACAGCGACAAAGACAGCCACTGCAACGGCAACGGCTACCAGGACCAGCACCAGGACGGCCACAGTAACAAACACCGCAACAAAAACACCGACACCATAGGAGGAAATCGTGGGCGCGCAATTTCTACCAGCTTTTAATAACACAATAGGCTACGAGGGAATTTACAGTTGTGATCCGACAGACGCAGGAGGAGAAACCGTTTACGGCTTGTGCCGGCGTGATGACAGCAAGTGGGCAGGCTGGGCCCGCGTTGACCATTGGAAAACTCAACCTATTTTTCCGTCGAACATGAAAGGCGATGAAATATTATTGAATCTGGCGCAGGAATATTTTAAAAATAATTACTGGTCGCAGATCCATGGCGACGATATTTCAAACCAGGACATCGCGAACCTTATGTTTGATATTGCCGTAAACCAGGGAGACGGCAACGCGCTCGAATGGCTTAAAAAAACCCTGGATTCTTTGAGCCTGGGACAAAAGGGCGTGCTTTATCCTGCCTTGAGCCTTAATAATGGAGTGGTGACATCCGCCATAATAGACACGCTTAATATTTATTTACAAACAGAGGACCCGTGGTTCGTTTTAATAAGCCTGCGGGCGTGGCGCCTGGTCGGTCATGAAAGTATAGCCTTGGCAGATCCTAACGACCTGGACGACACCAGGGGATGGATAAACCGGGATTTTTTGAGGCCGTAAAATGAAAATAAAAAACAAAAAAGATGCAGACGCTTTTTTAAATATATTTTTCGAGGGCATGGTTATATTTTTTATTTTTGCCATGATGGTCGGCTTGGCCATAACAATTATTTATTTTAAATAGGAGGGCGAGACAATGCAACTAAAGGGAAACTTAAAAACCGGCGACGCGCTGGTCCAATATGACAGCCCTTTTAATAGCGGATGGGCGTCATGGTTTAACCTGCCCTGGGTCGTGGCATGGCTGGGAATAACAAGGTATCAAGAAAAATATTTCGGACAAAACGCCGACACGGCCGCGGATCACGTGATGCTATACATAGATGACCAGCATATTTTAAACGCCGTGCCGCCCTGCGTTAAATGGAGCACCGTGGACGAGCTGGCCTCGGCAAAGCTGAAAATATTCAGGCCGACATTTTACAGCTTTACGCCGGAGGACGCGGCACTGATGATCAAGACCTTTGAAAGCCCGTCGACATACACGGACACCGATGGTGCACAACAGACCTACACGCTGATCGGATCGGCCTATGACTATGACCAGTGTGCCGACATACTTATCGCGGGCCAGCTGGGGAAGCCCTGCCAGGAATCGTACGAGCTGCTGGGTGGAGGAAAGGATCATATAGTCTGCAGCGTGGCCACTGCAACTTTTTTTGAGAAATACAAACAGCTGACAAACGCATCATACCCTAATTTATTCTCTAAAATTAAGCCCGAAAAATTCATCGGTAACCTGGCGAACTTATACAAGGCAACGCCGATGGGCCAGGCCGTCGTCGGTTCTTTTAACGCGCAGGGTTTTGTTGCGATCGAGGAGATCACGCCGGCGCATTACGCGAACAGCAGTTTTTTTGATGACAGCTTTACACTGATAGGCCAGACCTTTTAAGGAAGCGCACCGGGCGGCCAGAGCCCGAGTCCTTCCTCCCGCGCCCCGGGGACCCCGCAACCGACCCCGGGGCGTTAATTTTTAAAATCAAAATATCGCGTTTTAAGGACGATTAAGGGACCGGTAGGGGCTTTACCCATTCCCACGGCCTGCGCTTAAACTGGCGCAACGTGGAGCGATTTCGGCTTTTCATAAAAACCCGCATAAAACCGTTATATAATAAGGACAAAACACGCCAAAATGGCCCCGGAGCGGATCCGCGGGCCCCGGGACCCACTGACCAGCCCAGGAGCGCCTTTTTAATTTCTTATTTTTTACCATTGACAAAACATAAAAAAGCAGGATAATTATTAAGACAGAAAAAAGGGGAGGAGGTGATCGAGATGGCATTAATAAGCAAGGAGGACCTTTTAAAAGCCCTGGAGCTAGAGGCCGAGAACGCAAATGAGCGCTGCCTGGCCATGGTTGTAAAGCAAGACGCCGGCGGACTGGACCGCGCAAGCGGCGTATGCGTCGGGCTGGCGCGTGCTATTGAGCGCGTCAAAGAGGCCGACGAGATCGAGCAGGGACCGCAGGCGGAGGACTTCGGTTCCTTTGTATGCAGGATTTTTAAACCAAGCACAGGGGCGAAGAGCTAGGCCGCCTAAAATTTGAAACGGGAGGAAGAAAAGATGGGACATACAAGCGTGCCAAAAAGCGCCAGATCAGCTTCGAGCTATTTAAAAATTGAGGCAGACAAGCCAGGCAAGCGCGTCCGGCTTTTATTTACATCGGACAATAACGAGATCCTGCCGATCTACTGGCATCAGATCGAGCCGGATCCAGCTATTAACAGGCTGCGTCATCGCTGGCTTTGCATAGGCAGCCGGGCCGGCTGCCCTCTTTGCGCGGAGATGAACGAGAGCTTGAAGCCAGGCCAAAAGATCGCGAACAAGGACCGGCTGTACCCTTTCCAGCTTAAATTTATATGCAACTGCTACAGCTACGAGGACAAGGCGGTCAAGATCTTGGAGATGGGGACCAAGCTGCAAAAGGCGGTCGAAAAAATAGAGGACACCCTGGGGCCGGCCTTTGAACATACGGACCTGATCATTAGCCGCGAGGGCGAGAAGCTGCACACGGTTTATTATGCGATCCAGGCGCCGGCGGATCCTAAATTTCTTTTGCCAAAGGATTTAAAACTTATCGACCTTAAGGCGGAGATCGCCAAGAGCGCCCGCACCGAGGAATCGCTGCGCGAGGTATTGAGCGGCGAATATGACCGCAAGTTTCACAATGAGGATACCGGAAAAGACACGGATCCAGACCCGGTCCCCGCGGAGGAAACAAAAGCGCACGCCTGGGAGCCGCCAACAGCCTGGGTAGACAAGGCGATCAGCTATTGCAAAACAATGGAGCTGCCGTTTGAGAACGTGGTCGCCTACTACTGCGACGTTATTTTCAAACGCACAGAGGAGAACTGGACAAAACAGGATTGGACCAGGTTCGGCGCTGGCCTGGCCGTGGCCTCAAAAACAAAAAGCGATACCGAGATGCTGGGCCGCGCTATTAAGGATTACCTGGCAGCCCGGACGGTCCAGGCCGACAAACAACTCGCCGGAGAGGAGGTACCCTTTTAATGGAAACAACACTAGTACTGACAAGACAAGCAATCGAGATTAAGGCAAAGACGACCGAGCTGCATTTGTGGGCTTTGAGCCATAGCAAGATCGAGACGCAGCGAGATTACGATTACGGCGTCGCGCTGATCCAGGAAGTCAAGCAGGCCTATAAATTCCTGGACGAGGAACGAACAAAGCAGACCGCCCCGCTAAATCAACAGATCCGGGACATAAACGACCTTTACAAGCCAACGCTGGCGACATTAGAGCAGGCGGAGACAACCGTCAAAAAGGCCGTGACGACCTGGAAACAGATCGAGCAGGCCAAGCGGGACGCGGAGCAAAAGCGCCTTGAGGCGGAGCAGGAACAAAAGCGCCGGGCCCAGCAGGCGGAGCTGGCGCGGATCGCGGAGGAGGCCCGTAAAAATGGATCGGAGGAGGCGGCCCGCAACGCAGAGATCAAGGCCGCGGAGCTGGAAAAGAAAAACAGCGAGGCCACGGTGCTAGCTGCGCCTACCTTTGCCCGCAACCGGGCGGAGTCGACCCGCAAGATCTGGAAGGCCGAGGTCCAGGATCTTAAGGCTCTGGCCGCGGCCTGCGTAGCTGGCACGGCTGATCTGGCGCTGATCCAGGCTAACGACAAGCTGCTGGGCTCCATGGCACGCGGCAGCCAGGGCGGGATGACGATTCCGGGCGTGCGCTTTTACTACGAGGAAAGCCTGGCGGTGAAATCATGACAGCAAAAAAGACGCCAGCAACGCCGGCACCAGTGAACCACAGGATTCCGGAGGCCGACGGGCTTCCGGATCCCAATTGTCCGTTATGCATGAAACAGTTGAAGCATACGGAGAAGGAGCACCAGAAGGTCCGCCAGGCGACGATCAGGGCGAACCAGGTCGCGGAGGACATAAAAGAAAAACAGCGTCGGGAAACCAGATTAAAATACACAAGGGAGGCGCAGGAACATGGCAAAGGCTAAAAAAGGAAAAGAAATTTTAACTTTTCAGGTCCAGATCTGGCAGGCTCGAGCCATTGACAATATAGCCAGGATGGAAGGCACGGATCGAGCAGCCGTGATCCGTGGAGCGCTTTACAAACAACACCCGGCGCTCGTGCCGCGCTATAAAGAAAAACAGGAGGGCAGCCGATGAAATACGCGCTTAAAACAGTTAGCAAAAACATGACATCATTTGCTGTAAACGCCAACGGGTTCAAGTGGCCCAAAAGGGGACGCGTGGCCTGTAAAGATTGGAATGATCGCCAAGAATGCGGAGGCGGTCTCCATGCCCTGCTTAACGGAGAGGGCGACGCAGGACTATTAAGCTGGGAACTTGATTCGGTGTGGCTGGTCCTAGCTATACCAGATACGGTTAAAATTATTGATCTTATTGGAAAGGTAAAATTTCCAAAATGCAGCGTTATTTTTTCCGGAGATCGCAAGGGCGCAACGGATTTAATTTATAAAAAAACCAAAGCGCAACGAATTGTGGGATATACAGCGACCGCCGGGGATGAAGGCACAGCGACCGCCGGGGATGAAGGCACAGCGACCGCCGGGGATAAGGCTATTATCCAGCTGCGTTACTGGGATGGCGACCGCTACCGCGTGGCCATTGGATACATAGGCGAGGGTGGTCTGGAGCCTGGCGTTAAATACAAACTGGATGATAGCCACAAAATTATTAAGGCGGAGGCGTAACCGTGGGCGCGCTGGCAAGGGAACCCTTTCCAAAATTTAACGGGCCGGATTATATACCAGCCCGAGACCATGGGCGCCTTATGCACCAGCACGACCGGATCCGCCAGCTTATGCTAGATGGCAGATGGCGGACCCTGACGGAGATCACGGAGGCCCTGGGCGGCGAGACCGTCGCCCCGGGCCCGTCCGTCTCCGCGCAGCTGCGGCATTTACGAAAAGAGCGATTTGGCAGCTACCAGGTCTACCGTCGGCACCGGGACGGATCCGACGGCCTGAACGAATACCAAGTCCAGCCGCCACTGCCCAGCGGCCAACTATATCTTGTTTCAATTGTGCGGAACACCGCACAAATTAAGCAAAGAGAGGAGGAAAAATCATGAAAAAAATCATCATTCTTTTAATCTTGGCCGCGCTATTTATTGGCGGCTGCGAGACCGCCGGAAACCCGGCAGCATCGCAAGTGAAGGAAACGACAACTCCCACGCTCTGGCAGTAAATTTAAGCTATTGATTGGAGACAGGATCGGTGCTATATTTCACCTTACGAAAAAGATAGCAAAACGGAGCCCTAAAAAATGGATAAAAAAACAATGACCGGCCATGGACCAGGATCACGCGGTTTAAACCCTTCGGGGCTCCGTCCGCGCCCAGGAACCCAGGCCGGTTTTATTTTTATGGAGGCGTGATGGCAGACCAAGACGAACAAATAGGCGTCCGAGATCGCCGCGGGGGTGGGTGGTGGTGGGCGGACAATGAAGCTTTTGGAATAGCAAGGCAATGCGGGGAATCTGCTTTTTTACTTTATTGCTACCTTTGTCGCATAGCAAATAATTCAACACAAAGAGCGTTGCCCTTAAATAGCGAGATCGTTAAAGAAACTGGAATATCTTTGAGGAATATTTTTAACCTAGACGACAAGTTCGTCGAGTATAGGATTGTAAAAATAACTAAAGAGAAAATAAGGGGCCTCCGTGGCGTTCGCGTTCGCAAGGTTTACACTCTTTTAAAACTTGGAAAAGCTTTTAAATTAAAGGATAAAAAAAATCAAACCGGTGCAAGATTTGCACCGGAAAGACAGATACAGGTGCAAGGTGGCGATCTTCCGGTGCAAACGCCTATTATTAATCATAAACAAGACTCAGTTGAACAAGACTCAGGAGAGGGCGCCCCGCAGGAATATAAACCGCATACCAAGATCAAGGACACACCAAAAAGCCCGGTCTGGACCCTTACCATGGAGCTACATGCAGTTTTAAACGCAGCGAGAGAAAACCTAGGATTACCTCCCGAGCCCATGGAGGAGGGCCCGGATTGCGGCATGACCAGGGACAAGCTGGAGCGAGGTCCAGAGGACCAGGATCCGCGCAGATATAACGCTAAAAACATGCTGGCCCTGGCGCGTACCTATTGCAAGCCGCCGGAGCCCGAGACGCGGGACGTCAAAAAGGCATGGTGGACTGGAGAGCCGCCGAAATTTAAGAATTTTATAGGCCTGATCCATGACGTAGCAGATTGGACCAGGCTATATAAAACAAAAGGGAGGAAAAGCGCGTGAGTAAAAACGAGGATTTGACAATCGACGACGTTCTGGACGAGCGCCCCAGCCTTTTAAAAGCCGTGGGCGTCGACTATTTTTTTTATACTTATTCCTGGAGACCAAAGGAAAAGATATACGTGAAAAGCGGCCGGATCCTGCCGGTTACTACTAATCTGCTTTATATAGCGGAGGTCAAAAAATACGGCGAGGACGAGGCGTGGAAGCGCTATTATTACCGGGAGCGGCCGCGCAGAGTCCAGGATTACGCGGAGCTAATGAAAGCCAAGGAACCGGAGATCGGCCAGGCGTCGGCCCGGCCCGCGGGCTACCACTACACGGAGACGCAACAGCCCAGCGGCTCGGAACTGGCCAACGCCGATGCTTAAGGGCTACATAGCACCCATTCAGCCATACGTCCAAAAACGCCCGGTTACCATAAACCTGGGCGGCCGCATCATGACGTTTGTCCCGAGCAACAAAAAACAAAAAGAGCTCCGGCTCGTGCTCAAGCAATTTTTTAAAAAGCCGATCCCGGCGGAGTTCAAGTTGCGCCTGACTTTGCTTATTTACCGCAAGACCTTGGCCGGGGATACCGATAATTACTTAAAGGCCTTTGAGGACGCCGCAAACGGTATAATATATGACGACGACAGCCAGATACACGACGTCCGGGCCGTAAAGCTACTGGACCGCGAGGCGCCACGCTGGGAGTTTTTTATAGAATACTTTACAGAAGCGCAATCGATAGCAGAATATAACGACAGATTAATTAATGCCGGTAATTGCAATTTGCTAGTAAAATAAAACGGGAGGAGGAAAGAAGGATGGGCATAAATAAAACGGGAGGACAGGCGCACCAGGTGTCGACGCAGGCGCAGCAGGTGTCGACGCAGGCGCAGCAGGCGGCAACAGGCCGGGCCCTGGCATTGCGAGTTATAACGCCCCAGGATTACGACGCGCTGGTGGACGAACTAAAAGGGATCGTGACGGAGGGCGTCCACGCGAGCCGCTGGCTTTTAATAAAGACATACCACAAGCTCGGCGCCACTATTTTAATGAATGAGGCGTCTTTGAAGCCGCAGTATGGCGAAAAATACATCGAGCGCCTGGAAAAAAGCACGGAGATCAACAAGCGCGATCTTTACTACGCGCTGGCCTTTGCCAGGAAATACCCTGACTTAACAAAGATCCCGGACGGGAAAAATGCCAGCTGGTCCAAGCTGGTGAAAAACTACTTATCGGATGGGAAAAAGAAAAAAGCGGATCCTGTAAAATGCACCTGCCCGAAATGCCAGACCGTTCACGACGTTAAAGAAATGAGCAAGTCATGATCGAGAACTGCAAGCTGTGCGGCAAGGAGGTCGCGGTGGTGGAGACCGAGCAGGGCGAGCGGATCGAGCTGGACATGCACGTGCCGATTTACCGTGTCGAGATCCGCGAGAAGCCAGGCGGCCAGGTAGGCAAAGAGGTCGCCTGCAAGATCATCGAGTGGTACTACGTGGACCACAAAAACGCCTGCCAGGGCCGCAATGAGGCAGAAACCTCTTCGCCGCAAGGGATAGATGCACAGACAAAAAAGCCACAAAACGATGCAGGGCGATGTTTTTATTGTGGGCATCTGACGACCGATCACAAATGTGAGGTGGGCCATTGCCTTCACTATACGCTGACTGAACGAGGACCGATTCGATGCGAGTGCATGAAATTTATCCCTAAAGAGGAGGCATAGCCATGAGCCAGTCGGTCTGCAAGTGCGGCAAGATGATCGTGTGGGCGACCGGCCCAAAGGGAAACAAGATACCGCTGGACCCTGCGCCTCCGACATACGTGGTGGATCCGGAGGGCCATGCGGTCCGGTCCGTGGCCATGGTTAACCATTTTGCGACATGTCCGCTGGCGAATGAATTTAAAAAGAAACCAGAGGAGGCATCATGACATCATCCGAGCGTAAGGATGCTTTGGAGTTGGCACATAAGCGATTAGATTATTATGCTGATTGTGTTCAGGCTTCACAAGGAACTTGTGGGGAAATGGTTGACATAGAAATCCTTGCCCACGCCCTCATCTCGCTGTCTGCGGAGTTGGATAAGTGGAAAGGGTTGGCAGAGAAGGCGGTTGAGGGGTTGAAATTTTACGCAAAGAAAAAACCATACATTCCAGCAGTAGAAAGAACGGGAGTTATGCAAGTTGATGAAGGTGATGTGGCCCGTGAAATCTTAACCTCGCTTTCCGAGAGCGGGGAGAAGGGAAAGTGAAAACAACTCGTAAGGCGGTGGGCGGGTTTGAAACAAAAATGGGTGGTGACCAACACCAGAAGGAGGTCGTTATGAAAGGCAAATCAGTTTTGATTAGAGCAGATAGGGCGGGAGTGTTTGTGGGGATATTGGTATCGCATAAAGACGGTGAGGTTGTTTTAAAAAATGCCCGTCGGTTGTGGTATTGGGACGGTGCGGCATCTATCTCTCAAATTGCAGTTGATGGCGTAAGCAAGCCAGAAAATTGCAAATTTCCCGAAAGCGTTTCAGAGATTTTGATTAATGGGGTTATTGAGATTATCCCTATGACAGAAAAAGCCGTGAAGTCAAT